TGAATCAGCCCGCGCAGCAGAATGGGCAAGTCGCCTTGGGAGTAACACATGCACATGACCTGGTTCACTCACGAACCACTTGACTCCGAAACCGCCGCAAGCCTCATCTCCAACTATACCGCTCGCAACATTCAAACCCAAAAGGCCCTCGCGGCAGATCCTCGCCTGTGGCTGGTCAGCGCGCTACTACCCGAAGGCAACCGCGAACCGAGGAGGGACAGGACTTATGAAAATCGCGTCTGGAGCTGATCGCTGCTGCCGTTGTCACATCATCCTAACCACCGAGGATAAACATTTCTACGGAGCTAATTGTGAGCCCTGTGAACTCGACAACATGTACGAAGAGGCCGAAAAGAACAGCCCAATTAAGTCAGCCCACTGGCGCTGGCGTGCAGTCTGCTTTGGTGTGCGTGTTTTGTGGAGCATCCCTTACCGTTGCCGAGACGTATTGCTGCAGCGAGTGCGTGGCAGAGCTGATGCCCGAGCCAGATTGCAGAATGCACGGAGGGGGCGATGAGAAAGGTCACATCATTAGAACTTGAAAAGCTAATTGATTACGATTCAGTAACTGGAATTTTTAAGCGGATAAAGACGCTAGGTCCATGCGCTGCCGGTTCGATAGTTGGAACAAGAGCATCAAACGGATATTTGTCAGTAATGGTTAACGGAGAAAGTTACCTTCTTCACAGGCTAGCTTGGCTTATAACAACTGGCGATTGGCCTACTGGCCAGATTGATCATGTTGATGGGAACAGAACAAACAATGCATTCAGAAATCTTCGTGACGCCACCGGATCTCAAAATCAATACAACCGTAAGCGGCAAATTAACAACACAAGTGGATTTAAGGGGGTTAGCTATCATAAAAAAACGGGTCGTTATCGAGCGACCATAAACATCAATAAGAAGCAAATTAGTCTTGGTTATTTCAAAACAGCTGATAAAGCGCATCAGGCATACATAGCAAAAGCGCAAGAGATAGCGGGGGTATTTTCTAATGCTGGTTAGAAAGCAGCCTCGAAGGAAATGTAAGATTTGTCGTGAATGGTTTCATCCAAAATTCAGCAACCAATGGTGGTGCTGCTCGGAGCACGGGTTTCAGTACAGCCAGTACCTCTTAGCAAAGCAAAGAATTGAAGCAGAACGACGACGAAAGGACGAAGCTCAGCAGGAAAGACGCAGTATTAAAATCCGCAAGTTAGCAGTAAAGCCCCTCAGTTACTTCCACAGGCAAGCTCAGTCAGCATTCAACGAGTACATCCGCACCCGCGATTTCGGGCAACCCTGCATCAGCTGTGGCCGCAATACAGGCGCGAAGATGAACGCCGGTCACTACCGCACGGTAGGCGCCAGTAAAGAAACCCGTTACGACGAAACCAACTGCCACCTCCAGTGTGAGCACTGCAATTCATACCTGTCCGGGAATATCGGCGAGTACAAGCCGCGGCTCATCGCAAAGATTGGGCAGGCTGCTTTCGATCGCCTGATGGGCTCGCATGAGCTGAAAAAGTGGACACGTGAAGAGCTGCAGAAGCTGGCTGCGGATTACCGGCAGAAGACCAGAGAGCTGATAAAAACAAGACAGGAGACAGCATGAATCTTGAAAGTGCCATTAAATTCCACTCACCAAAATCTCCAAACTACACGGCAACCACCCCGGCTACAGCTTCAGAAGCACTGACGGGTACGGATGTTATGACGGCAATGGGTATGGCTCAGAGCCGCGCTGAAATGGGCTACAGCGCGTTCCTGGGAAAGATGGGAATCAGTAAGCATGACAGTGATCGGGCGATCACCTTATTAACTCAGCATGCACTTCAAACCTGCGACAGGGTTGCAGCCCTTCGTAAGCTCGGAAGTGATAGTAAACCAGCCGTAATGCAAGTGCTCGCAACATATGCCTATCTGGATTATTGCCGCAGCGCGGCCAGCGTGAAGTCATGTGAATGCTGTTCGGGCGCAGGCTTCCTTGACGCTGAAGTTTTCACAATGAAGTCACCCCTGGCGGGCGGTATCAAGCGGAACGTGCGCGAAGTGGTGCGGGTGCGCTGTAAACCTTGCGAGGGTCGCGGGGTAGTATCAGCATCATGTAACGACTGTTCTGGCCGGGGGCGGGCGCTCGATCGCAAGCAGACAGAGGCGCAGGGCGTACCGGTAATGGGGGATTGCAAACGTTGCTCCGGGAGGGGCTATGAGCGAATCCCTTCAACCGAAGCGCATCGGGCAACCTGTAATGTGACTGAGGAGATATCGCTCGACACCTGGAAGAAAAGCGTTAAGCCGTTTTACGATTCACTCATAACTAAGCTTGAAATTGAAGAGGCATGGGCCAACTGCTCCCTGTCGAAAGTCACAGCGTAAGTAAAAGATAGTGCATTATTTTATCGTGAGCTATTTACTTTTCCCGAAACTGTGGTAATTTGGCTCCAACGATGGGATTTCTGCCTTCGTTAACGAATTTAAGCTCTGAGTTTAACGACTCGGGGCTTTTTTGATGATGACTCGTATTTTTTATTCTTCTTTTTTACGAAAGTATTGCTTATATTATTTCAAAGCCATAATTTATATCTTCAAGTTTAACAATGTAAGGTTATGTTATGTTTGGAGAGAGCAGTAACACCCTCACGATAACTTTCACTGAAAGTGAAACTGAATTCTACATAAAAGAAGCACAAATTGATTTGCTGGAAAGTGAGCTAGCTGCTCGTAAAGGTGAGTTGATTTACTCGGGAAAAAGCCCCTTTAGTGATGATGAAGATGACTCATCTACTATAGTTGAAGATCACAGTGCTTATTATGTACATACTGACAAGCTTAATCCTGCCTGTGTAATTGTCTGTGACGTGCCAAGTAATCAACTCTACAGACTGCGCCGGACTGAAAGTATTGTCGAGCTTGAAGAAAAAATTGAGTTAAGAAATGGAGCATATCTTAATGATCTTCATCTCCGGGATGGAATGGAAGAAGATTAAAAGCCCATAAATTAAAGAAATATATCTTATTAAGAGCCCCAAAAGGTCGCCTTGCTGGTGACCTTTTTTATTAACATCTCTACCAATTACTGCATACCTCACGGCGACAACCGAGATGGCGGGTAATTTATAAAAAAATCCGCTAAATGGCGGATCCTTCATTTTGACTTCTATCAGCAAGGCGGTGCTTTTTCTCTCGACAGGAAGAAGTTTAACCGGACTTGTTCTGTTCACAATGTCAACGATTCCTAATCTGAACAAGTCCCCACATTTGGGGGTGGAAATGAAACGTATGCCAGATAAAGATCCGGGCTACTGGGCGAGCCTGATAGCCTGGCTTTATGCTCACCGAAATGAATCAGGGTATGCCGCTCTAGCAGGCGCAATGGCTCTGCTCAGGGCATCGTACTTTGGAAAAGACACGTGGCCTCGCCGCCTTATGGACGCAGCCATGTGCAGTATCTTCGCCTTCTTCGTTAAGCCAACCCTTCAGGTAATCATTTCCATCTTCGGATGGAGTGTTAGTGATGACTTTGCCTGGGTGGCCGCCATCCTTATTGGCTTCATCGGTATCGACTACATCTCATTCCGATTCAGGAAGCTGACCGATCGCAAATTTGGAGGTACTGATGAAGCTCAGCAATAACGGCATTGCGTTCATCAAGCGTGAGGAAGGCGAGAAGCTGACAGCGTATCAGGACTCTGTTGGTGTCTGGACAATAGGTGTGGGTCATACAGGCACTGTGGATGGCAAACCTGTGGCGCGCGGTATGACCATTACACAGAATAAATCAACCAGCCTTCTGATTAACGATCTGGCGTGGGTGGAATCGGTGATTAACGGAAACGTCAAAGTGCCGCTGACCCAGAACCAGTACGACGCACTATGCAGCCTGGTGTTTAACATTGGCAGAAATGCTTTCACAGGTTCAACCCTGCTTCGCCTGCTAAACGTGAATAACTACAAGGGCGCCGCAGACCAGCTCCTCCAGTGGAAGAGAGCTGGAAGCGATCCTAGCCTGCTGCTTCCTCGTCGTAAGCGTGAAAGGGAGCTATTCAACACATGAATATTATCTCTGCTATCAGGAATTACTCACACATCATCGTCATCGGGCTTATCTGTGTGGCGCTGTGGGGGCTGAATGCCCGTAACTCACAGCTAACTGCAACTAACGAGCGACTTGAACAGCTGAGTAACAGCAAAGACATGCAGATAAACGACCTACGCTCCAAAAATGATGACCTGGCGAGCAGCGTAAAAGACCTGGTCACAGCAGTGAAAAACCAGAATGCCGTCATGTCTCAGGTCACTGAGCAGCGGGCAGTTACAGCACAGCAAAACAGGAAGCTCCAGAGTGAAATCAAACGTTACCTTGCGTCGGACAAGTGCGCTGTTGCTCCTGTTCCCGCTGATGCTGCTGACCGGTTGCGCGATGCCGCAAAAACCGCAAGTGGAGTACCGGACAATAAAGCAGCCAAGCCTGCCGATCCCCGCTGAGCTGACAAGTCCGATTGATGTACCTGCCATACCGGAGGCAGTGACATTCGGTGACAGTGTTGCGCTGAACGCTGAGCTATATGGCCTGTTAGGGCAGTGCAACATTGACCGAGCTGGAGTTCGGCAGATTGAAGGCGTCCAGAAGTGACAATGGTCAAATTATCTTAAGAATATTCTTAGTTAAAGTGATGGCGGGAGTAGTATTGAGTCGCTGAATTCTCAGCGTACCTCATGGGACATATTAATGGGCCACTACTATTACGTGAATAAAAATGCGCAGTCCAACGGTGATCACGAAGTGCATGTGAGTAGTTGCGAAAGATTGCCAGAGGAAAGAAACAGATTGTACTTGGGTATCTTCGAGTCTTGTTCCCCCGCGGTGCGGGAAGCTAAGAAAACGTATCCTCAGTCTAACGGCTGTTATTACTGTAGTCGACCATGCCATACATCGTAGTTTTCAGTTAATGATTAATTCAAGGTCGCTTATGGCGGCCTATTTTTGTCCTCAAGCAAAAGGAGAAGAAGCATGTTAACGGTAAAGGTTATGTCGCCAAGTGGAGGAGAGGAAATTCACTCTGGGCTGAGCATTGGATTTAATCCTTTACAGCAAAGTATCGCTGTATCTGGACTGGACAGTAATCTCTTCCTTAAAGAAGGAGAGGTTGCATATGTGATGAACGAGAACGGTAAAACGATCTCTCACTATGAGCACCGTCAGCAGTGACCATCACAAGGCCTGTTTAATCGCCGGCCACTGCCATGAGCATCTCTCCTGTTAACGGTTAGCCATGCTGTGAAACGTCGCGAGGCTCAAATTAAGGCCTGGTTAATCAAAGTATCACCGCAACTCTTCATCATGCAGTTATTCAAATCTTAAAATATGATTTTTGCCAAATGCATTATCTATTTGATTTAAAGATGAATTGAGCAAGATAGGCTTTGTAAAAGTAACTTGAACCAGTCTTACTGAGTTAGTAAGATATTGAAAACGCATTATGAAAAAGGAAAAACAATATACCTGAGCACAGTTAGGGTGTTCACCTTTGGCTAGTTTGCCGTTGCGAACGTTGTTCGCTTTATAAGAAGGGTATAGAGATGCGTACAGAGGATGATCTGAAAGAAATAAAGGAAAGCTTACATAGGATCGCTTACGGCGGGCGGTCTACAGGAAACCTTTGGGCTATCATCGCACAACTCGTTGTTTTTAACTTCGGGCTTGTTTTTATGATTTATGAACATTCAAAGGGATCTATTGGGTTATTGTTTGCGTTAGTTTATGGTATCTCCGCTGCTTTATTGTTTCTAAGTAGGTGGAGCTTAATACCTCTATTTATATGCTATGTATATGTGAGTTTATGCTGGTCCATTATTCCTTTCGGCGTGTTCATGGATGCAAAACATCCAATTCTTGCATGGGGTGGTGGTGTTGTTGTCTTTGCCTTTTCTATATGGCTTCACATCGTTGGTGTGACAGATGATGTCTATAAAGGGAAGAAGGCGGGCAGGCGCAGAAAGTAAAATAATCTATATGTTTTGTCCATCCAAGGCTCGCTTCG